TATGGCCCAGTGCATATGCTAGTGGCGCACTTGTAAAATGCCGCAAAGTTGGTGCAGCCAACTGGGGCAACAGTAAGAAGAAATAATGCGTATTGTTGAACTACATGAGGATTTACGTGACTGGTTCGGCAAAGGAAAAAAAGGTGGTGCTGGAGGCGGAGGCTGGGATCGTTACAATACCAAAGGCGAACGAATTGGTAAATGTGGTGATAGAAAAAAAGGCGAAGGCAAACCAAAGTGTTTAAGTAAAAGCAGGGCTGCAAGTTTAAGAGCCAAAGGTGGCAAAGCAGAAATTGCTAAAGCAGTAAAAAGAAAACGTAGACAAGACCCTAAAAAGAATCGTAGGGGTAAAGCAAAGAATGTTAAAAACTAATGGGACTATTGTTAGAACAAATTGAACTGATAGAAGGCAGTAAAGAAGCAGCACAGATTGTTAAAACAATGCGTAGTCTAGGTAAAGATGTGGACGAAATTCGTCAGTATTTGGAAAAAAGCACGGGCAAAAGTTTAGACGATCTTAGTGATCAAGAACTGTTTAGCATAGCAAGCAAAGGTGCTGCACAAGCACAAAAAATGGCTCCTCAAGCAGATAAAGATCCTGTTTTACAAAAAGATTTTAAAGATGCACAAGCAGCAATGGAAGTCCCTTATTTCGGACCAAAAGCAGTAGCGGCGCGTGTAAGAAACAAGTTTCCTAGCGGCTCTTATCCTGCAATAAGTCCAGACGGGAAACAAATTGATATTGATGTAGATATTAGCGGCAGCGATTTAAGTGCTATTAAGAAGGCTGCAGAACGTGCAGGTAAAACATTTCCACAAGCACTAGACCAATTGCGTAAAGGAGACTTTAGCAGCGCACTGGGTAGAGTAGTTAATAAAACATTGACACCTACTCCAAAGTCACAAACAATAACAAGGACTGACAGATGAGAGCCAGCGATTTTCTAACAGAACAGCCAGGAACTATTGCAGTTACTAATACACCTATAGCAGATAAGAATATCTCTATGGGTGACCAGAGGATGCAGAAGTTTAAACAACAAATGCAAAAGGATGGCGGTTATCAGTATACTTCACAGGCAACAAAAGATGCTATTAAAAAGTCTGACAAACGTGTGCAAACAGCAATGCAGAAGCAAGCTCAAGTAGATCAGAGACAAGGCGCAGGCGCAAGTACTATTCAACGTGTTAAACCTGTAACATTTCCTAAAGCAACAAGTACAGCACAGATAGCAATGGATGATATTAACGAAGCATTTGAATATGCAATAGCAGAAGCTCGTGAAATAGATCCAAAAAAGATGCAGGCATATATGGACTTTAAAAAAGAAAACAACATAGATGGCAGTAGTGTGCGTATGGCTGTGGATAATCCAGATCATCCTGAAACAAAACGCATGATGCAAGATAAGAATTTTGCAAAAGCAGTAATTATGTATAAAGCAGCATTAGTAAATGAAGATGTATCAGAACTAACATTTGAAGATGATGACCAGTTCTTTGAGGACTTTGGATATCTTGGATACAGCATTGATGAAAATGATTTATTTGAAGCAGAATATAGAGGACGTAAGGTCAAACTAAACAAGCCAATGCAAGGCGATGTAAAAAAGTTTAAAGTTTACGTTAAGAATAAAAAGGGTAACGTAATTAAAGTCAACTTTGGACATGGCGGAAGCAGTGTAAAAGGTAAGACAATGCGTATTCGCAAAAGCAATCCAAAAGCTCGTAAGAGTTTCCGTGCTAGACATAACTGTGATAATCCAGGACCTAAGACAAAAGCACGTTATTGGTCATGTCGCAAGTGGTAATATTTAAACATATTACTTGACACTTCTCCCACATCCATATATAATAAAGCATAATCAACAAGGAGTATTCACATGAGTGATAAAGTCTTTTCGAGCGAAGAAAAAGCAAAACTGACACAACTAGTCAATGAAGGTCTTACTGTAATGCAGGAAGTTGATGATCTTAATGATGGTCTCAATGATACAATTAAAGCAATTGCAGAAGAAATGCAGATCAAACCCACAGTGCTAAAAAAAGCAGTGCGCACAGCGTACAAAGCAGACTTTGACAAGCACAGTGATGATTATTCACAACTGGAGAACATCTTAGCCACAGTTGGCAAGATCTAGATGTATCGTAAAATTTACAAGTTTTTTAGGAATAGTTATAGACTAAGTCCTCTAGCGTTTTACTGTGAACTAGTAGAAGCAGTGATGCTTATTACTGCAAGTGCTATTCTCAGTTTTACAATTCTTGATCCCAATGGTTGGCAGTTTGTTCCACTATATCTATGTGGAAGTATACTAGCAATTATTAGTACCTGGATACGCAAAGCGGCTTTTGCTCTTATACTATGTTTCTGGTTCACATTGATGAATTTGTGGGCACTTATACAACTTATAGGGGCTCTTTAATGAGTTATGTAGACGCTTATTTTGATAGAGAACGTGATCGTATCCATGTAGTGGAACGTGTAGATGGCAAACGAGAATACAAAGAGTATAGTGCTAACTATGTGTTTTATTATGATGATCAACGTGGCAAATATAAAACTATCTTTGATACGCCTGTAAGTCGATTTGCAACACGCAATCGCAAAGAGTTTCAGCGTGAACTAAAAATACAAGGAGACAAAGGCACATATGAGAGCGACATCAATCCAGTGTTCCGTTGTTTGGAAGAAAACTATCTAGGAGCAGAAGCACCTAAACTACAAACAGCGTTCTTTGATATTGAAGTAGATTTTCATAAAGAAAAAGGCTATAGTAGTCCTGACGATCCTTTTAATCCAATTACAGCAATTAGTATATACTTGGACTGGACAGATACGCTTGTAACACTTGCTATCCCGCCCAGTGGTATGACAATGGAAACTGCTAAGGATCTAACAAAACGTTTTGACAACACATACTTGTTTACAAGTGAAGCAGAGATGCTGGAAGTATTCCTAGACTTGTTAGATGATGCAGATATTATAAGTGGTTGGAACAGTGAAGGTTATGATATACCCTACACAATCAATCGTATTACCCGTGTGCTTAGTAAAGATGACAACCGCAAGTGGTGCTTGTTCGGACAACAGCCCAAAAAGCGCACATTTGAACGCTTTGGTAAAGAAAGCAATACATTTGATCTAGTAGGGCGTGTACACTTGGACTATATGCAACTGTATCGCAAATACACCTATGAAGAACGTCATAGTTACACACTGGATGCTATTGGTGAACATGAACTTGATGAACGCAAGGTGGCATATGAAGGAACACTTGATCAGTTGTACAATCAGGACTTTGAAAAATTTATTGATTATAACAGGCAAGATACTGCACTGCTAAACAAACTGGATAAGAAACTACGTTTTATTGATCTAAGTAACATTCTTGCACATGAGAACACTGTGCTACTAATGACTACCATGGGTGCTGTTGCACTAACAGAGCAAGCAATTATCAATGACGCACACAGTCGTGGTATGGTTGTTCCTAATCGCAAAAGCAGAGACGATGGTCCAAAGATAGTAGCAGCGGGTGCATATGTTGCGTATCCTAAAAAGGGACTGCATGATTGGATTGGTGCTATTGATATTAACAGTTTGTATCCTAGTGTGATCCGCGCACTTAACATGGGTCCAGAAACTGTGGTAGGGCAACTGCGCCAGACAATGACTGAACACATGTTGCGTGAAAAGACTGCAAGTGGTACAAGTTTTGCACAGGCTTGGGAAAATGAGTTTGGAAGTAGAGAGTATCGTGCAGTTATGGCAATGGAGCGTGGCACAGAGATTACTATTGACTGGGAGAACGGTGACGAAGATACGCTGAGTGCATATGATGTATGGCGTTTAATGTTTGATAGTAATCAGCCCTGGACGCTAAGTGCTAATGGCACTATCTTTACATATGAACGCAAGGGAGTTATTCCTGCGTTACTTGAACGTTGGTATGCAGAACGCAAAGTTATGCAGAAAGAACTAAAGAAAGCCAAGGATGAAGGCGGTGATGTTGAGTATTGGGATAAACGACAACTTGTTAAAAAGATTAACTTGAACAGTTTGTATGGTGCTATCCTAAATCCTGGTTGT